AAAGTGTTTGTCAGGGTTCCTGTAACTTTTGATGAGCGCAAAACCGGAAGTGGCGTTACTTTTGGTGGGATATATGTCAAACAGAACAATCGAAAGTCTGAACGTAAGGGATCAGCTTCGCGGAAGAAGACGGATCTATACGACAGCTAAAGAAGTGAATAGGGACAATCTTCTGGAAGTTCTCAGCAAGGCTATTGGAACTCACAATATAAATCAGGCAGAGATCCAATTTCTGTTTGACTACGAACTTGGCGAACAGCCATTACAGAGAGAGAAGATTGTACGTCCGGAAGTGGATGTGAAAATATCCGAAAACGCAGCAAATTACGTGGTGGAGTTCAAGAAAGGTTACTTTTGGGGAATTCCACCTGTTTTAATTCAACACGCCGATAGGGAAATGCGAGAAGAGAACAATGAGAAGTCTGATGATCTTGGCATTTCCGGTCTGAATGAAATGTTGCTGAATGCTCTGGATATATCGTATGAGAACCAGATCCTTGGAGACTTCGTAGAGAAATGTGGCATTGGTCATAGATTGATCGAGGTCAAGACGGAGTTTGACGAAGAGGAAAGCAAATATGCACTTGTGAATCTTTATACTCTGGATTCCAGATATGCGTTTTGCGTTTACAATCAGGGCGTTGGTCAGAAGAAGGTTCTTGGAGTCACGTATGTAAAAGGCGAGGATGACAAGTATCATTTCACCTGTTATACGGACAAAAAGGTATATGAACTCACAGGACTTGCAAGTAGCATTGTAAATGATATCGAGATTAAAGAGTCAGTCAATGTATTGAGTATGATCCCTGTCATCGAGTACAACAGAGCGATTGACCGCACAGGTTGTTTCGAACGTCATATCAGCTATATGGATGGTTTGAACATTCTTGTATCGGATCTTGCAAACGATACTGCGCAAACGGTTCAGCAGATTTGGTGGGGCAATGACGTTTCATTTACACAGCCAGACGGAACCGAGAAGAAACCAGAATCTGGCGATTGGGTACTGACATACTCAGGGACGGAAAAGAATCCGAAGATCCAACCATTGTCAAGCGGACTTGATACAGGAGCAACCCTTAGTGCGATTTCGTTTGAATGGAACCGTCTGTTGCAGAAATGCAAAGTACCGATTCAGCAGGAATCAGTTGGCGGTGGTTCGACAGGAACTGCAACGTCAATGGCATCTGGATGGCAGACCGCAGAAGTAGATGCACTGCGTGAAGAAAGCGTCATCGTTCGTGGCATGAAAGAAGAACTGCGGCTGATTCTCAGAGCAATTAAACTTGTTCCGAGCAGAGTTCTTGATGAAAACTCTCCACTGAGAACTGTACGCGCGGCAGATGTTGATTTCCATTTCAATCGTAACAGGAACTATGACCTGTCTATCAAAGCAAATACAATGGCAACTCTGATTAATGCAGGTATGCATGGCAGACACGCTATTAAGTTGTCGGAGATCAGTCCTGACGCTGAGACGGTGTGGAATGATAGCAAAGCCATAATTGAACAGAAGCAACACAAGATGTTTGCTGACGATCCTGTATCTACCACATCCACAAGTGATGGCACGAAGATAAAGGCTGATACGATAAACGAGGATCGGACATTGCAGGACGGTAGCGATCAGACAAGCAATAGTCCGTTTCTTGGAAATATAGACACATTACAAAATTGATGAGGTAGCAATATGATTGACGTTACTACCTTTGATGAACTCAATCAGCTTGTCGGCTACAAACGAAGCATGAGCATCGACAAATACTTCGATGAAATGCCGATAACAACTGAACAGAAACGATTACGAAAGACGTTTGCCAACCGCTTAGAGGATGAGATGGTCTGGCTGATGTCTTTCTTGTTTTATACGCGAGATAATCCGCAATATACTGTGGCATTACAGGAAATCCGCGAACGCTACATGGAACTGGCACGACAGGAGTTATCTGTTGAACAAAGATACTATGTAAGCGATGCGTATTACGGAGATAACGTTGGCATCACGCGTACGTATGATTCCGCGAGGTATCAACCGCCCGTACAACTGCCAAACAGACCGCAACAACCACAAGTTACTCCTGATTTTCCTAGCGAGATAGACCTCTATATCATCGACAGGGTGAATCAGGCAACTGCTGATATTGTAGCGGCAACCGACAGGCACAAGGATGATCCTTATTACTATTCCAAGGACAGGGCAAGAGTTATTGCCGAGAACGAAAGCAATACAGTCCATTCGCATAAGGAATATTCGGAAGTCAGCAATAGAAAATCGTTCAAACGATGGCTGACGATTATGGATAACCGTGAACGAGAAAGTCACGCAGAAGTGAATGGAGTTGTCATGCCGATTGATGAACCGTTCATGCTATGGGGTGGTCTTGCAAGGTTCCCACGCGATACGTCCCTTGGAATTTCGGATGACGAGATCATAAACTGCCGTTGCGGCATTGAATACTTTTAAAAATATTACCGTCAGTGTGACGGTTTTATTTATATATCAATCGTCAGAGAAGACGTACAAAACACAAGCAGACAGAGAATGTCTGGATAATAAAACGCAAGGTCAGCACAGACGATAAAAGCAGAAAGAGGTCAAATTTATGAAGTTTATGAACAACCATTACGGTCAAAGTCGGATCTTTAAACACGCACGCAGAGTTGCTCCTGACGGTGCTGATGTACTTGGTGGAGATGGTTTTGCAGAAGGTGGAGAAGGGTCTGGCGGCGGCTCTGGCACTGATGGTGCAGACGGTTCCGATGATACGGATGGAGATGGCGAGGAATCGCTTGAAAGTCTTAAAGCAGAACTTGCCAAGGCAAAAGCCGATGCGGAACGATTCAAAAACGCAATCGACAAGAATGCGAAAGAAGCCAAGAAGCTGAAAGGTCAGCTGAATGAAGCTAATGCAAATCTCAGAGCAAAGATGACAGATGCCGAGAGAGAAGCAGAAGCACAGCGCGAAAGTGCAGAAGAACTGGAACAGGTTCGCACAGAACTGCGCACAATTAAATATAGCAAGCGTCTTATTGGTCTTGGAATGGACGAAAAAGGCGCGGACGAGATGGCATCAGTTATTCCTGCAATGGATGACGCAGATGCCTTTTTTGATGCTCTTGGCAAGTTTGTAGAGTCCGTCAAGAAGACCGCAGGTGAAGATAGACTTCAGAAATTTATTGCGGACAACAAAATTGATGTTGCCGCAGGTCAAGGCGATTCAAGCAAAGACGATCCTGCAATGGCATTTGCAAAGAAGTATGTCGATGCTCAGAAATCAGCCAATAAAGGAACTCAGGAAAACATTATCAGCAATTACCTTTAAAGGGGGAAAACGACATGGCAAGAGGTGACATGAAAGTTGATTCTCTGGCAGTTAGCCGTGAGATCGAAATTCTTAACCGCAAAGAGAATGAAGCCGTTGCAATGACAGTTGATTACACAGGTGTCAACACTACGGCAGACAACGGAGAAAAGGTTGTCAGGGCAGGTACTCCAGTCGATAAGGATGGCAAAGTTGTTTCTGCTACTCCGTGGACAGGTGCTATCGGTCTGCTTCTGCATGACGCTTATGAGTCTCATCCGCAGGTTGCAGTGTTGAAGGTTGGTTATGTACACACCACTCGCGCACAGCAGAATTCTGGTCTGACTTATGATGCGGCACTTACAACTGCTCTGAATGCGGCGGGATGCAGAATTGCGTTTGAGGAACCGATCATCGCAACCGCTTCCGGTTCTACCACAACCTGATAGCAAGCGAAACGAAACTTAATGACAACAACTTCAAATACATTTGGGGGAAAAAATAATGAGATTTAATGATGTATTTTCCGCACGCGCAATTGCATTTCGTCTCACCAACGATCCGACCAATGCAATGCCGTTTCTTGGCGAAGGATTCTTCCCGACCAAGAAGAAAATGGGTATCGATCTGAAATGGATCAAAGCACACAAAGGTCTTGGCGTGGCACTGAAACCGTCTACATATGACGCACTGGCAACCATCCGTCCGCGTGAAGGTTTCCAAGTTCTCACAGAAGAGATGCCGCTGTTTCGCGAATCCATGAAGGTTTCCGAGCAGGATATGGCAGAAATCCAGAGAGCATCCGAGTCTAGTGATCCGTACCTTCAAGACGTTATCAACCATGTATACGATGACGTTGCTGAACTGGTCAACGGTGCAAACATCGCTACAGAGCGTATGAGAATGGCACTGCTTGCTCCGCAGAACGGTGATATGAAGATTTCTATCGGAATCGCTGACAACACTGTTTAAAACTACAACTATGATGAA